CTGGTAGAATGTATTTTGCTTTATTAAAATACTGCTTACCTAAAGTTAGAAGATTTTTAGACTATGATATTAATGTAGCTTACGAATCAACTCTTTCTGAAATCAAACAACACTTCGAACATTGCGATCCCCTTAGTGTAGAGGAAGCTTTGAACTTGATGCCAAAAAACACATCTGGTGGTTTTACATCATTAGCTAAAACAGGAAAACGACTTAGAAAAGGAGAAATAATTCCTGAGATAATGTCACAATATTATCAAAATAAGTCAGAAGGATTTCAACAATTCCGACCTAATATGTTAGCAATGAGAGGGCACTTCGGTCTACGAAGTAAAATCAAGACTCGATATATCTGGATAGTTCCACCTGAAACTATTCTAAGCGAAATTCGCTTTGCTGAACCGTTTTATAAACAGATTCGAACTGTTTCTTTCTTTTGGAAGAAAATATTAACGGGAAAAGGTACTTTACCTCGATTAAATAAATTAATGTCAATGAATGAAGGACACCGATTTGTCAACACCGATATAAGCGGTTGGGACGCTATGGGCTGTACTTGGGTTCAACGTGATTTATTTGAAATATATCGTAGTAAATTAAATCTTACTTCAGAAGATCAATTAGAGTTTGATTATGTAGTCAAAAATAATATTGAAACTACATTATTATTACCAAACGGTGACGTGATTCAAAAATATGGCGGTGTTAGTACTGGAACATATTATACGTTGCTCAACAATAGTATCTTAAACATGATATATTGTCGTACTATTCTAAAGATTATGGGTGAACTAGATATTAGTGAACCTCAGTTTTGGTTAGGAGATGATTTTGCGTTTTTTCCTTTACCTGATTTTAATCTTAAAGTTTTTTCGTCTTTGATCTCAAAATATTTCGGTCTTAAAATACATCCTGATAAATGTATTGATACGAAGGATACAAACGAAAGGAAATTCATAGGATACCAAATAGTTAATGGTGAATTATGGAGACCTCAAATTGAATATTTTGCTGGTGCATTGTATAACGAACGTTTCTTCGATCAGAAGAAAATGGGTATAGAAATAAGTTTGGGAAAAATTTTTTCATTTATGTTAATAGGTGGAGTTAATAATATAGAATATTATAATTTTTTCTTCTTATTTGTTGGTTATTATAAAGAAATTTTAACTAAAGTAGAGTTTGAATGGAAAGAACATCTACTACCCGGAATGTTACGTGTTTTAAAAGTAGTGTATGCTATTGATCTACCTGCTTTAAATTTAGATAGTTTTAAAAATTTCAATTGGTATGGATTGAAAAATTTCTTACTGTATGATGGAAACATCAAATTAATTGAAAATTGAATAATAAAGCTGTCAATAAACAACCTTATTTTTTTAAAAAAAAAAAAAAAAAAAAAAAAAAA